GGGCGCCCGGGCGGGGGGGGGGGGGGGGGGGGGGGGGGGGGGGGGGGGGGTGTTTTTGGGGGGGGGGGGGGGGGGGGGTTTGGGGGGGGGGGGGGGGGGGGGGGGGGGGGGCCCGCGGCGTAGACGGAGGTCCGCGCCCGCCCGGGGTTCACGGGGTCGCGGCGGTCGGAATCGCGGCGGCCGTCTCGTGGATCTCGACGTCGACCCACTCGCCGGTGCTGATCAGCGGAACGGCGCGCGCCTCGTTCTCGATCGTGCGGTAGTCCTCCTCCGCCAGGCCGAGGCCGGGGAAGCTGGACATGATGCACTTGTAGAGGGTGAAGTACACGTCGCCGCCGACGAGGTCGCCGCCGCTGGTGGGCGTCTTCCCGACGATCTTGTACGGGAGGGGCTTGGCCCCCTGCTTCATCGACCACTTCGACTTCTGCGCCGGGGTCGTCCCGGTGTCGGTGACCGTGCTGGAGACGAGCGCCTTGAGCACGTCCAGCGACAACTTCGCGTGCGGGTAGCTGACCGTGACGTTGGAAATCGACGAGTCGGAGTCCAGCAGCGTGTTGTCGCCGCGCAGCTCCTTCACCTCGACGTCGCCGCTGATCTCCATGGACTTGATGCCGGGTACGTCGATGCCCTCGCCGTAGGACGGGGCGCCCCCGGCGGGGTCGGAGAGCAGCGGGAAGATCTTGCAGTCCTCCACTGCGTACAGCTTGGTCACTCGGCTGATCGGCATGATCGGTTCCTTCCTGGTGCCGGGGTCCGGCCCGGGGTGGTGGGCTACTCGATGACGGTGGGCAGCGGACTGCTGTCCACGGGCGGGGACTCAGGGGCCAGATCCGGCACAACCTCGACGGCGGCCCCGGGGATCAGGGCGGCCAGTACCTCCCCGCCCGCCCCGGCGACCTGAGGCGGGACCAGCCCGTCGGCCAGCCACCACGAGACGCCCGGCCGGCCCGGGGTCTCGTAGACGGTGACGGTGCCGTCGGTGACCCCGGCCGCCGGGTCGATCCGTACGACGGTGGCCCCGGGGGCGGGCGGCCAGTAGGGGCCGAGGGACGACAGCACCTCGTCGCGGGGCGTGGCGTACACGGTCACGTCGGTCATGCCGGGATCACCTCCGAGCGCAACAGCTCACGGTGGATGGCGAGGGTGATCGACGCCCGGATCCGGTTGTCGCTGATCGGGAAGCGGTCGATGGTGACGACGCGGACCGCGGTGACCTTTGCGGGGTGGGCGGGAAGGCCGTGGCCGTGGAGGGCGTGGGCGATGGCCTCGGCCAGCCCGTAGCGCTCGGTCGCGCGGGCGGTTCCGGCGGTGGCCTTGGTGCGGGCCGTCTCGATCAGGTCGACGGCCGCCTTCTCGACGATGACGAGCGGGGTGTCCGGGTCGCCGAAGTCGCCGTTCGCGGTGTCCATGCTGATGTCGAGCGCTTCGGTGACGACGATGAACGGGGGGCTCTGCTTCTCGCGGGGGCCGTCGCGGAACACCGGCACCCCGAAGGCGAGGGACTCCAGCCGGGCCTTGATCGCGCCGGACGTGGTGGCTGCCATCAGCGGACCCGCCTTCCGGCACGGGCCAGCTCCTCGCGCAGGACCGCCTCAGCCATCGCGATCGCCGGGCGGAGGAACGGGTGCGGGGAGGTGCCGGGGTGGTCGACGTACGCCACCGGGTGAGCAGCCCCCGGCCAGTACAACGCCCGCTTGGTGCGCGGGTAGATGCGGTGCGGGGCCGTCCCGTACTCCACGTGCTCGGCGTAGTTGACGTTCGTGCCGACGGTCACGTCGTAGATCCGCCCGCGGTCCTCGGACCGGGTGACGATGCTGGACCGCAGCCGACCCGTGTCGACCGGCGCCCGGCGGCGTGCTTCGTTCTGTACGCGGATACCGGTCCGGTCCGCCGCGCGCTTCGACTCGGTGGAGAGCCGGCCGACCCAGCGGCGCAGCCCTCGCTCGAACTGCCGGGGGTCCATGCTGAAGCTTCCGGAGACGGCCATCAGATACCGCCGATCAGCGACGTGCGGTTGAGGTAGCCGACGAGGAGGGCGTCTACCTGCGTCGATCCGGTCGACGCCGACGGGGCGACGGGCGTCGTCTCCTCGTCGGCGGTGTCCTCGATGCGGACGTTGTTGCCTTCGTCGTCCACGTCGAGCCCGGGTGCAGATGTGCTGTCGGCGTCGGATGGGGCGGCGGCGGCCTGGATGTGCGCGGCGAGGAGGGCGCACGCCTGGGCGACCAGCACTGGGACGGCGGCGTACCCGAACTCGCCGGTGATGCGGGCCTGCTCGGTACCCCACCGGTCGACCAGCCCAAGCCACCCACCGGCCCACGACTCGGCCCCGACGATCAGATCGTCGTAGCCACCCCACCGCAGGTGCACCGCATCCACACCCCCGAGCACCTCGGACGAGGTGACCCGGTACGCGGACGACGGGAGCGACGGGGCGTCGTCGCCGGCATGGACGGGCGTCACCGACGTGACCGAGCGGACGCGGCGCGGGAGGAGACAGGTCCCGTCCGGCGCCACGTCCGCTACCACCACCGCCACAGTGGGCTCGAAGAACTGCTGGGTGTAGGCGGTGATTCGCTCCGTGGCAGCGCTGATCCACGCGGCGACCTCACCGTCAGTGCCGGTGCAGCCCGCGTCTTTCGCCTGTTCCACGGAGCAGTAGGCCATCGGTCAGACCCCGCCGTCCCGCTGCTCGGCCTCGGCCGCGGCCGCGTCCAGCTCACTGCGGACGCCCTCAGTGACGAGAGCGCCCTTCGCGACGACGAGACGGGCGTAGCCGCCCGGATGCGACGGCACCACGGGCCCGGTCGGCGTACCGTGCCCGTTGCCGTCGAGCGCCCGGTAGGCGTCCTCCGGGGCGGTCTGGCCGACCTCCCAGCCGACGCCCGCGTCGTACTCCTGCGTACGGATCGTCGCGGCCGGGGAAGTCTGCTCCGGCTGCTCGGCCGGGTCCTTCGGTGTGCGTGCGGCCATGGGGCCACTCCTCACGTGAGGTCTGGTCAGGTGGTTGTGGATCAGGTCGCTGCGGCGAACGTGACCTTGACGAAGGCGCGCGGGGTGTGGACCGCGACGTTCGCCCGGCGCTCGGCGAGGATCACCAGCGTGTTCGCGAGGAAGAAGTCCGCGTGGGAGTCGGTCATGAGGATGGTGATCCCCTGCCGCTCCCAGAGGGTGGCGCCCATGCGGAACCCGCCGAGGAGCGCGGTTCCGGCGGCCATCGCGACGGAGGTGACGACGGTCAGGCCCCAGATCCGCATCGGGGCACCGGAGTCGGTGACGTTCGTGATGACCCGGAACTGGCCGTTCAGGTCCTCGTCCAGCTCGATGTCCTGCCAGTCGAGCGGGTTGAGGACGACCGCGTCCGGCGGGTAGAGCGCCAACTCCCCCTGAGTCTTGGCCTTCCGCAGGGTGATGAGCTTGACGTCGGTCGAGCCGACGCCCGGCTGGTAGGCGCCGATGCCCGGGGTGGTGAGGATGCCCTGCATCTGGGTGGTGCCGTTGCCGGTGAGGATCTGCCGGTCGAGCTGATACTCCAGCCCGTACGTCAGCCGCCCGTTGATGTAGCCCATCATCTGGCCGTCGTCGTCCGCCGCCTGGCGGGTGATCGGCACCCAGTGCGCCACCGTCTTCAGGGTGGTCGTGATGGTGTCCCACGAGAACGGGCCGGACATCGGCTTCATCGTTCCCTCGGGAACGACTGCGGCCTTGTTCCACGTGCCGGACCCGGCGACCGGGCCGGACGTGTCGCGGACGTACTCCAGGGTCTGCCCGGTCGACGTCTGCCGGTCCAGCAGGTTCGCGATGAGGAGCGGGAAGTCCGGGTTGTTCGGGATCTGCCCGGGGACCCGCTGCGGGACGGTCGGCACCCCGTTGGTCGTGGTGACGGTGCCGGCAGGGGCGTCGCGCTGCTCGACCTGGACGGCGCCGGATTCGCCGCGCAGGCCGCGCGCACGGAACGTGGCCAGGGCCTCGGACCGGACGAACGCCTCGGCGACGGTGACCGGGTGGGGCTGGCCCTGGTCGTCGGGCTGCATGCCGGGCTGCTGGCGCTGCTCGGGCTGCGGCTGCGGGTCGCCGGCGGGGAGGGTGGCGGCGCGCAGGGCCCGGAGGCGGGCGTCGCGCTGGGCGGCCTGCTCGATGCGGGCGGTGATCGCGTCGGCTTCCTGGAAGAGCTGGTCGACGTCGCCGTCGAAGTTCTCGTCCTGGAGGCGGGCGATGATTGCGTCGCGCTGCTCGGTGAGGGTGGGTGCCGGGGGCATCAGGGCCTCCTCGGTCGTGGGGCGGGCTCGCAGCCCACCCAGCGGTCTGGGTGTCCTGCGCCCGTCTTTCACGGCCGGTGGGTCGCGCCCGGCATGCCTGTGGCTTTTACGTCCGGTTCAGGCGGCCCGGATGGGTGGAGCGTAGATCGAATGCAAGGGGGTGTGTGGGGGAGGTGTGTTGGTCGCTTTGCGGACGGGCGTCTACCTGCGTCGTCGGCGTGCGGGAAGTGATCGGTAGGAGCGGGATCGGCTGGCCCAGCGGCGTGCCCACGGCATCTTCCGGGCGAACGCCCACCGCCACTGGGCGCGCGACCGGAACCCGCGCTTCCCGGCCATCAGACGCCCAGCTTCAGCAGCGCGGCCCGGCGGCGGCGGTCGGGCATCCGCCGGTCGTCCGCCGGGGGCGCAGCGGGCTCGGGCAGGGTCGGAGCCTCGACCTGCTCGTACAGGGCCCCGAGCGCGGACCGCACCGTCTTGAGCTTGCTGCCGGGGACGGCCGCCATGCGCGCCGTGATCTGGGAGACCTCCACCAGGCGGGCGCCCTTGATGTTCGCGATGGTGGCCTCGCGGTCCTCATCGGACATCTGGCTGAGCTTCTCCCAGTCGGGGAGGTCGGTGCGCACGAAGCCCACGGACAGCTCGGAGGCGCTGCCACTGCGGGCCATGGTGCGGGCGTCGCGGCCAGCGGCGGTGTCGTCGTACCGGCCGCTGATGTACAGGCCGTCGTCCCGCTCCTCCGCGCTGAACGTCCCGACCGGGCTGAACGGCGAGTGCATGAAGAGGAGGGCGTACTGGCCCTTCAATCCCTTGCGGAACGAACGCGGGTGGAAGGTCGTGCCGTAGCTGTCGACGACCCCGTACCGGCAGGCGAGGCCCTCGAACGTGCCGTCGCCGCCGTCGTCGAGACGCCAGTCGATGTCTTCCAGGGACCGGAACTCCAGCTCGGTCATCGCTGCTCTCCCTTTCGGCGGGCGCGGCACCGCTCGCTGCCGCAGTCGATCAGGTCGGGGTCGGCGTACGCCTCCACGAAGCTGGCGGGCCGGGCCGACTCCGGCAGGCCGAGTTCCTGCTCAAGGCGGGCGATCTTCGCCGGGCTCGCCTTGTCGTGGGTGTCGCAACGGCCAGCGACGGCGCGCAGGAAGCCCTTCACCGCCCGCCACCCTTGTGTGCGTTGTCGGCGTAGACCTCGGCGACACCGTCCATGACGGCCCGGTGAGACGGGGACAGCCGGGGCGCGTACCGGTACACGGCCCGGCCCTGGGCGTCCTTGCCGTCGTGCTCGTAGACGACCGCCCCCCGCCCGAACGTCATGTTCCGGGGCAGGCTGCCGTCGGCGTCGGGCCGCACGACGATGTCCTGCTTCCCGTCGAACGGGCCGCGCCGCACCTCAGCGAACGGCACCCCCGGCGGGCAGTACGCGCCCTTGTACTGGGCGGTCCCGGCGGGCTGGAGGATCACGGGGACCTCGCCCCGCAGCAGAGTGGCCATCGGTCAGACCTCCTGGTCGGTCGTCGTGGGGGTCGGGTCGGGGCTCGGCTCGGGGTCCGGCACAACCGGCGGCACCGGGTCAGGGTCGGGCGGGGTCTCGGTGCCCGGGTCGGTGGGGGGCGGGGTGTCGGCCTGGAGCGCCCACGTGCCCGGCCCGGTGCCCTCCACCCGGTGGGTGGCCCACAGGCCCGCGTCCCGGCTGTCGAGGAACACCCGCAGGTTCAGGTCTCCGCCGCCGTTGTCGGCCACGACGAGGGCGGGGAACTGCATGCCAGCGCTCGGCAGGTTCATGCGGTAGGCCAGCCGGGGGTCCTCGGCCCACTCGGACACCCAGGGCAGGCAGTCGTCCTCGGACATGCGGTATGTGACTATGTCGCCGATCGTGGCCATGGTCAGTTCTCCTCAAAGCCGTAGGTCAGTGCGCACCGGCACTGGATGGACTGGTTGGCGGGGGCCGCCGGGTCGGCAGGCCACCGCGACTCGGTGAGCGGGAAGCGCTTGTTCATGGCGACGGTGGTGCCCTGCGCCGCCTTGTGGGTCCGGCGGGTCCGCGCGTCGTCCGTCGACAGCCACGTTTTCCGGGTCGCTCCCGCGTCCAGTGCTGCCAGATGCGAGGCCGCGCTGTACCCGCCCACCGTCTCCGTCCGCGCGATCATCGTCGCCCGGAAGTCGCTCAGGTTGGTGAACACCTGCTGGATGCGGGCCCGCAGCTCGGGCACGGACTCGCCCTCAGCCACCCCATGCGCGAGGAGCTGCGACCGCAGCACCTGCTCGGTCGTCGCCGTCACCTGCCCGGCCAGCTCCTCCACCCGGTCGTCCAGCGCCCCGGCCACGCCCGGCTCGTCCAGGTCGAACGACGGCGTGATGCTGACCGCGCCGCGCCGCCACGCCCGCTCCACAAACGGCCTGAGCGCCGCCCGGGTCGCCCGCCGCCAGTACGCCCCGTCGAACAGATCCCGCACCCGGATACGCTCCTCCCAACCGTCCGGACCCGTCGCCACATCCATGTCCGTCGCCCGCGCGGCCGGCACCACGTCCAAGTCCGGCGGGGCCATGGTGACCTGCTGCTCGCGGGCGAGGGCGCACGCCTCAGTGCGCACCTCGGCCAGCCACTCGCTGGACCGCTGCGGCTTCTTCATCAGCCGGTCGAAGTCCCGCAGCACCCGGGCCTGCTGCTCGCGCGCGAGCGCCCGCACCGCCCGCACCCCGGCGGCCTCCAGCTCGTCGTACGCGGCGTTGATCTCCGCCAGCGACTGGGGCGACGGGGCGTCGTCGGCCGCGCGCGTCACCTCCCGACGACGGGGAGCCGACGGGCCGTCCACCTGCGGCGGAGCTGCGCCGAGCAGCCGGGCCAGTGCGGCCTCCACTGCCCGCTCGACGACGGGGCCGACGTCCGGCGTTGGCAGGCGGGAGAAGTCGGCCTGCCACGCCCGCTCGCCGCTCGTGTCGGCCGCGCCCTGCACCGGAGCCCACTGCGCCCGGTACGGGGTCAGGGTGTGCGCACCGAGCCCGTTCGGCAGGGGCTCCTTGCCCAGCTCGGCGCGCGCCTCGTCGATCGTCAGTGTGTCGCTGTAGACGCTGGCCCGGGTGCGGTTCGCGACCGAGTCCTGTGCCTCCTGGAGCGCGGTAACGCCGGACAGGTCGAACTCGGCCTCCTCGTGGTCCGAGGGGAGGAGGACGCGGTCGATCTCCGAACCGATGATCTCCAGCTTCGGCTTGATCGTCTGAGCCCACAGGGCCGCCACGGCAGCCTGCTGGTTCTCGTACGTGCTGCCGCCGGTGAGGACGTCGCGGCGGACACCGAACGCCATGGCCACCTCGTCGGCGTTCGCCATCCGCGATTCGAGGTAGTCCATCTCCTCAGCGGTCAGCGTGATCCGCTGGTACCCGATACTGCCCGACCCCTGAGACCCGGGTGCCCCCCGCACCAGGAGGTTCTTCCCGGCGTTCTGCGGCCCCTGCATCGACGACCGCCACGCGGCCTTCGTGCTGGACCACTCCGTGTCGCCCATCTCGCCGACGTACACCACACCGGCCGGGGTGCCACCGTTCTTGTACGAGTTGCGCTGCCACTCGCGGGCGTACGCATCCATGTCGACCGCGTGCCGGGCGGCCTTCCACGGGGCCAGGCACCCCAGCGGGTCGAACGGGTGCGGGTATCGGAGCCACAGCATCTCCTCGGGCAGCACAGGTACCTGCGTGCCGTCCGCCCGCCGGATCACGAACCCGATCACGTCAGCCGTCGTGGGCCGCTGCGCGATCGGCTTGTCGACGATGACGTCCACCTGGTCGAAGACGATGTGCATCTCCGTCACCGGGCCCTGCCCGGTCTCGCCGCGGTCGAGCCACACGAAGGCTTGGCCCGCGAGTTCGCCCTGCTGGAGCAGCAGCGACTTGAAGACGCGCGCGCTCATCAGTGGGTTGGGCCGCTTGTTGAAGAGGTGCGCGACCTCGTGCCCCTCGATCTCCGACCCGTCCGGCCGGCGCACCACCAGCGGCACGCTGGACCCGTTGTCGGCGATCGCCGCCACGCACCGGTACGCGACAGCCGAATTGGAGTAGCCGCGGGCCTCCGCGTCCACGGCGAGGGTGAGGGACTGCTGCCCGCCGACCGACGCCACCGTGATCGGCTGCCGGTCGCGGAGGCTGTCCAGGCCGTACGCGGCACGGCGCCCGGCCGCCCGGCGCATCGCTCCCGTCTTGTATCCCACAGGGTCCTCCTAGACGACCGCGGCGCTGTTGCCGGCGGGGGCGAGCTGCAAAAGGGTGAGGGCCCACACCATGGCGTCGAGCCGGTCGGGGCTGGTGGACTCCCCGGCGACCCAGGTGGTGAGCTGGTCTTCGAGGGTGGGGAGGCTCGCGACGAGGTGCGCGGCGCCCTGCTCGAACAGTGCGGCCACCGGCTCGGCCCGGGTGAGCTTGCCGCGGCTGGCGTGCACGGTCTGGTAGTTGACGGTGGGGTCGATCTGCCGGATGACGGTGCCGATCCAGTCGCCGCCGTTGTTGACCTCGGCGACGATCGCGTCGGCCTGACGCTCGTGGTAGGCGCGGATCGCCGTACGGGCCGCCTCCACCGGGGCCATGCGGGCGGACAGATCATCGATCACGTACCCGTGCTGGCGTGATGTTCCGTTCCGATCGGGGATGTATTGCTCGCCGAGCCCGGCGACGATGACGCCCATCTCGTCGGACTCGTCGCCGCTGGAGACGGACGGGTCGACGGCGACGACGACGCGGGACAGTGGGGGTGCAGCGCCGACACGCGTTGTGTCGAGGAGACCCCACGACCAGAGGGCGCCCTCGATGTCGTCGATCAGCTCGCCGTCGAGTTCCTGCCGTTCGAGGCGGGTGCCGGCGTACTGGGCAACGAGCTTGGTGCGCATCATCTCGGGGAGGTGGATCGCGTCGCGCGTCCTCCCCTTGGTGGTAATGACGTCGGGGCGGGCGATCAGGTCGCGGATCTCCTTGCGGGGCTTCGGGGTGGTGGACGCGATGTAGTGCGGGTTGGGGCCGACGCGCAGTCCCATGGCGGAGTGGGTGAGGGCGGGGCCGAGGCGGCGCATCGCGGCCGCCTCTTCGAGCCACACGAGACACCTATTGCCACCGGAGCGGAGGCGCTCAACGTCGTCGGGGGTGTGGGCCCCGAACAGCTTGGCTTCGGCGCCGGACGGCCAGCGGACGTGGGTGCCGCCTGCGGTGGTGCGGAGCACGACGCGCGGGTCGTGGGCCTTCAGCCCGCTGGGCCCGTTGACGGCGGACTCGACGGCGTCGCCCTGGGTGGGGGCGATGATGCTCATGCGGTGTCCGCCGGGGACTCGGTCGTCGCAGGCCGGGCCGTTGACGTGGGCGACCATGTAGCGGGCGCAGCCGTCGGTCTTGCCGGTGCCGCGCCCGCCGAGCTGGAGCCACATGCCGTGGGTCTCGACCTCGTCGGGGGGGACCTGCCACGGGTACGGGGTCCACCGGTCCCACCGCTTCTGCCAGAGCTTCGCGCGGAGTTTGGTCTCCAGCAGGTCGGCTTCGGCTTCGGTGAGTCCGGCGAGGCGTTCGCGGAGGTCGGTGACGGTCACTCGCCCAGCTCCTGGACGAGCTGCTCCAGGGCGGCGGCGCGCTCCGGGGTGATGGTGATGGCCTGCTTGGTCGGGGCGTCGAGGCCGAGGAGACGGGAGCGGCGCTCCTGGATCTTCAGCAGGCGGTCGATCGCGGCGAGGACGGGGCCGTCGTCGGGCAGCGGTGTCTCGTGGAGGACGACGACGCGGCCGTTGGATACGGTGACGTGCTCGCGCTCCAGTACCTCGTTGGCGGCGGCCTCCAGCCGGTCGAGGCGCTCCAGTTCCAGGGTGCGGATGTCCTCGCCGGCCTCGCGGACGGTGGCGTCGAGGACGCGCTTTACGGCGTTGTAGGCGTCGGCGCGCTGCTTGAATTTGAGGTGGTCGGCGATGCGCTGGTAGGTCCAGCCCTGGGTACGGAGCCGAGCGGCTTCGGCGTCGCGTTGCGCGGTGGTGAGGGAGCGCACGAACTGGCCGTCGCCGCCGTGCGGGCGTGCCTGCGGGTTGTCCATGTCCGTACCTCCTCGTGGTCGGGAGCGTACGGATTTCGGGCGTACCAGGATCTTGAGGTGTGTTGGTCGCGGGAAGGGGAGCGCCCCGGCGGGTGGAGGGCACCGGGGCGGTCCGACGGCGGGAGGGGCCGGGCGGCGTCGCAGCTGCACCGGCCGCACCTGGGGAGGTGCGTGGCCCCCTACTCCCGCCGTCGGATTGGTCACGGTACGCCGGGTGGTGGCTGGTTGTGTACCCCTGTGCACGTGGTGAGGCCCCACCGACGGGGGTGACGGCGGGGCCTCGGTCAGGTGGCCGTCAGCGCGCCAGGTAGGCAGCCAGGGCGACGAGGCCGATGGCACCCGCAACGGCGATGAAGGAGTAGGCAACGGTCAGAAACGTGTCGCCGCGCGGGCGAAGCAAGTTCATGGGCTTGTCCCTTCGGAGCGGGGCCTCGGTCCGTGTAGCGCGGCAGCCAGCTCGCGATCCAGCGGGTGTGATGCGGTCAGGCTACTGCGGGGGTGTGACAGCGGGGGGCGGGCTGTCGTAGAACCCGTCGAGCATGACGTTCAGCTCGGCCATGTCGGGGTGCTCGGCAAGGTCGCGATCCGCCCCTTCCTGGAGCGCAGTTGCAAGTTGGCGCATTGAGTCGGTGAGCCGGATGACGGCGGCTTGAGCGTCGGCCTCGGCTGCCTTCTTGTAGCGGTGCCACCTGGCGCGGATGTTCGCCCGGCGCTCGGCCTCGGAACGGTTGTCGTCCATGCCGTCCATCATCCCTTCTTCGGGGTGTTGTTGCTGGCCTTCTCGGCGGTCAGTTGAACGTCTGGCTGATCTGGCCGTTCATGTCCCCGCTGATGATGGTGACGCCGGTGCTGGGGCCGGTGAAGGTGACGTTGTGCTGGTCGCCGGGGCCGGTGGTGATGGGGCCGGTGGTCTCGGCCTGGACGACGGTCTCGGCGGTGCTGTCGTTGACGTGGTTCTCGTTGCTCATCGGGGGTCTCCTCAGTGGCTGGCGTGGTGGACGTGGTGGCGGTAGGGGTTGGTCGGGTCGTCGGTGATCCGGAAGGCGTTGTTGGCGTTGTTGTTGTTGGGCTGACCTGCGGCAACAACAGTCTCTGAGGGGGCGGCAGGGGCGGGGAAGTGGTCGCCCTTGACGCCGGTCGACGAGCCGCGACCGCGCATTCTCACAGGCTCCACCGGGATGCCGTGCTGGGTCAGGGCTTCACGGACCTGGTCGGTGGTGGTGTCCAGCGCCTCGGCGATGACGGCGAGGTGAGCGTGGGGTGTGCCGACTCGGGAGACGGTGTCGCTGAGGTCTGTGAGGGTGGGCATCGGCGGGCCCGGGGCGGGGGCCGGGTCGGGCTCGTCGTCAGCCTCGACGGGGACCTCGGCGGGCTGCTCGGGCTCCGCCTTGGGGATGGCCCGGACGGCGGCCCAGCACCACAGGGGGACGGCCAGCCAGAGCACGGCGGGCCACCGCCGGATGAGGAGCCACGCCCCGTACGCCCCGGCGGCGAGGACGGCCAGGCGCACGACGCAGCCGAGGATCGCGGCGATTCCGTCGAGGTCGTCGCGGCGGCCGGCGCGTACCCACGCGGCGGCCCGTACGGCGAGGCGGCGGAGGAGGAGGCGTTGCCCGTGGGTGAGGGTCCGGGCGCCGCGCTGCATGGGGGTCGGCTCCATCAGGCGTTCCCTTCCAGAGCGTTCCGGGCGCTGAGCCCGAGCCCGTTGACGAGGTCGGGGAGCCCGTCGAGCATCCCGGCGACCCCGGCGGTGACGCAGAGGATCATCCCGGCGGCAAGGAAGCCGAGTAGGCGGCCCTTGTCGTCCTTCGACGCGGCCTTGTACGAGACGACGAGGATCACCATCAGGAGGAACACCACGGCCCCGCCCTCGGGGGTGAGTTGCCCCATGGACCCGGTGGCGAGCTGGTCGCCGGTGTCGGTGCCGGTGGTGCTCGTGATGACCTTGCCGCCCGCGCCGCCTGCAGCCTGTCGGGTGCATCCGGCGAGCCATCCGGCGAGGCCGCCGAAGCAGATGGTGGCGAGGGCTCCGGTGATGAAGCCCTGGATCATCGGGATGAGGTCCTTGAGGGTGCGTCCGCCGACCCACCATTTCCGCAGGTAGACGGCCATGATGGCGACGGCGATGAGGACGGCGGCGAGGCTGGCGCCGGTGCTGGTGGTGGTCACGGCTGCACTCCGGTGATCCAGGTGACGGGGTCGGACAACTCGATGGCCCCGGCGAGGCCGACGAGGCTGATCGCGAGGAGCAGGAGGCGGCGGAGGGTGCCGCCGCCGCGCACGATCCGCATGACGGCGATCGCGAGCGGGGCTCCGGCGAGGGCGTAGGCGTTGGCCTGCCCGTACTCGGTGCGGGCGGTGGTGACGACGGACGCCCAGATCGTGGCGATGGAGTATCCGACGCCGGGGATCGGGAGCAGGGCGAGGCTGAGCGCGCCGCCGATCTGCCAGGGCCGGCCGATCGCCGTGACCCACGCCCACAGCCGCTGCCACCGGGTGGGCTCGGGGTCGGGCTCGTACGGCAGGACGACGTGGACGTGCACCACGGGGTCGGGCTGCGGCGGGGGCTCGGGGGCCGGTACGGCCACGGTGGGCGGTACGGGCGGGGGAGGCGGCGGGGGTGCGGCCGGGGCCGGGGCGCGCCACGGGGGGACGGCGCCGGGGGGCGGGGGGCCGGGGGGTAGTGCCGCTCCCCCGGGGATGATCTTGGTGGGGATGATGGGCTCAGGCACGAGGTGTCCTCAGTGGAGGAGGGCCAGCCCGAGGGCGGCCAAGGTGAGCACGAGAGCGACAGACCCGGCGATACGCGGCAGGTCGTCGAGGCAGACGTAGGCGAGACCTACGAAACCGAGCACGGTGGAGCCGACGAAGAACGCGGCAGCCATCTGCTACGCGGTGCGGCCGTGGAGTGCGGGCGGCAGCAGCGCCAGGTGCGGCTCGTGCTCCTCGATCTCGGCGCGGATGGTGCCGCGGATCGTGGAGTCCCCGACGCGGCCGTGCCCGGCGGCGAGGAGGGCGTCGCGCATGACGCTGGTGCCGGGGCGGGTGCCGTCGGCGTACAGGGGGCGGACGACGACGCACCGGGGGTCGCGGTAGACGACCGGGGCTGGGGCCGGGGTGGGTTCGATGGCGGGCGCCTGCTGCGGCATGGGCGGCACGGCGGCGGTGGCCGGGTCGGCGGGGGCGTCGGCCCGTTCGACGACGGGGGTGTCGACGCTGGCCGACGGGGCCGTGACGGGCGTCGGGGTGGCCGCGAGGTGCAGCAGGTGCGCCAGGACGGCCGGGGGCACCATCGAGGTGATCGCGATGAGCCACGCCTGGTTGCCGTTCATGTGCTCGGTCTGCACGAGGTGCGCGACGACCTGCGCGGCGAGGGCGAGGATGATCGCGAAGGCGGCGCCGAGCTGGGCGGAGAGTCGGCCGCGGGCGCCCTTGGGGCGGGTGGCGGCGACGACTGCGGCGATGCCGGCGTAGGCGGAGAGGGCGAACGGCATGCCGTAGGCCCAGGGGTCGGACCATCCGGCGAGGCGGGCGACCTTGTATTCGCCGGGCATCGACATGATCAGGGTGGCCGTGAGTACGGCGGGGCGTCCGACGGTGGTCGCGGTGCGCGCGTACCAGGGGGGACGGGTGCCGTCGTGGGGGGACGGCACGCTAAGGTGCTGGTCAGCCATCGGGAGGTCCTATCTCCTGGTGGTGAGGGTCCAGGCCACGGCTGCTATCCGTGTCGCCTGGGCCCGCTTTTTTTGGTTTGTGTGCCCGGACCGCTGCTATCGGTGTCGGTGCGAGCAGCAGCCTAGTCGACGGGTGTCGTCGTCGTCCAGACGGCCCGTCAGCGACACGTCGTCGCCACGTCGTCGTCACGGTTCTGTCACGTCCGGAGACGGCGGGTCCGCCCGGGTCGTACGGTGCGCGGACGTAGACGGAGATCCCAGGGGGGACGCCATGTCGCAGCAGTACCCGCAGAACCAGCCGCCGCAGGGGTGGGGGCCGCAGCAGCCGCAGTGGGGCGGGCCGCCGCCGGCACCGCCGAAGAAAAGCAACGCCGGCAAGGTGATCGGCTTCGGGTGCCTGGGAGTGGTGGGGCTGCTGCTGGTGATCGGGATCGTCGGCGCGGTGGCGTTGGGGGGCGACGACGGGGGCAAGGCGTCGTCGCGGCCGTCGGTGACGGCGTCGAAGCCGGCCGCTGCGCCTGAGAAGGGGGCGGAGGAGGAGCCGAAGGAGGAGGCCCCGGCGAAGGCGAAGGAGCCGTCCGGCCCTGACGGCGACGTGAAGGTCACCGGGTGCGAGGTGGATCCGACGATGCAGTGGCCGTCGGCGTCGCTCGGCGTGACGAACCGGTCGTCGAAGCCGTCGAACTACATCATCAGCGTGGAGTTCGTGGACGCGGACGGGACGCGGGTGGGTGAGGGGACGGCGGCGTTGAACGACTTGGCGCCGGGGCAGGTGTCGAAGGAGAAGGCGCAGGGGTTGACGCAGGTGTCGGGGAAGGTTGAGTGCCGGGTGACGAAGGTGACCCGGTACGCGTCCTGACGGTGGTGTGAGCGTGACGACGCCCGTCGCCCCTGGTGGGGTGACGGGCGTCTGTGCTACGTCAGGGGCGGCGCGCTGCCTGCGCTCGTTCCGCAGCTTCCCGGGCGTGGACGGCATGGCGGTGGGCGGCCCGAGCGTGTTCCTGCGCCTGGCGGGCGGCGGCTTCAGCTCGGAGCATGTGGCGGTGGCCGTCCCAGGTGACCCACCCGGCGAAGCCGAGCATGACCGCAGACGCCACGAGGAGGACGACGGTGACCACGGTCAGCCCTCCGCGACGGGGCCGTCGAGGGCGTTGCGGACCATGTCGGCGGCGTCGCTCCAGCCGCGCTCGTAGACGCTGTCCGTGCACAGGGCGGGGCGGTCGGCCAGCGCACGGCGCACCCGCTCGATGGCGGCCGTGGCTTCCGCCAGCTCGGCATGGGCCTGCTTCAGCTCGTTCTCGGCGGTGCGGTGGAGTCCGCTGTACACGGCGGCGGTCGCCTTCCAGTCGGCGGCGCTCTGCTGCTGCATCCGGTTCTGCAAGAACGTCGTGAAAGCGTCGATCTCGGCGCAGGTCTGCAAGGCGTGGGCGGGGTGGCGGCCGGACTCGCAGACCGGTTCCCAATGGGAGATCGTGCGGAGGATGAGCGGGCGGGTGTCGTCGGCCACTTCCGTGCCGTGCATTTCGGCGAGTTCGCTGGCGTACGGGTCGCGGGAGAGGGGGCACGACTCGGGGTGCCGTGCCGCGACGGGCCTGTCGCCGCAGGTGCAGAGCTTCCAGGCGGGAGTGTCGTCGGCCGTCGTCTGCGCCCCGTCGTCGTCGGTGACGACGGGCGGCGCGAGGGCAAACGAGTCCTGCACGGTCCCGTCGGTAAGGGTGTCGGCGATGCGTCTGACCTGCGTCGTCAGCTTCTCGACGGCACGGAGCAGGGCACGCCAGTTCGGGTCGGTGGGCATGCGGGTCTCCTTCGGTGTGGTGGTCATGACGCCATCGCCAACTCGGCACGCCGGTCGGGCTGCTGGGTCATGCGGCGGGCGGCACGCCGGTACGCGGACCGGCGGGCTTCGGCGGCCAGGCAGCGCAGGCACGGCCGTTCCCCGAGACGCCGGTGGATCTCCGCCCCGGCGGTCGTGCCGCCGGCGTCGTGCTCCTCGGCGAGCCGGGCGCGGCGGTTGGAGGCCGTACGCGCCCGCTGGGCGGCCTCACAGCGCCCGCAGGTCTCCGCGTACCGGTGGTGCGCCATGAGCGCCCTGAACGTCCCGCAGGGCAGCCGGACACGGCCCTGCGGGTCGAGCCAGGTCCCGTCGTCCGGGTTCAGGATCCGGCGCCGCTGATGCGCGGTCAGCCCACCCCACGTGCCCCGCTCCTCCGGGACGGTCAGGGCGTGGGTGGCGCAGGCGGTGCGGAGGGGGCAGCCGGCACAGATCGAGGCGGCCTCCCGCTCGTCCTTCGGGTCGGTGCTGTCGAAGAGGTGGGCGGTGCGGGGGCCGCAGTGGGGGGTGGTTCCGTCGAGGAACTCGGGCGGGGTGATCATGGACGCTCCTCGGCGGGCGCGGTCGGGTGGTTGGTGGGGTCAGGTGGTGGCTGCGCGCCGCTCGGCGGTCAGGCGGGCGTTCTCGGCGGCGAGCCGGTCGCGGTCGGCGGCCAGCTCCTCGATGGCGGGGACAAGCCGGGGCCAGTCGTCGCCGTGGACCCGGCCCGCTCCGGCGGCCTCTAGGGCGTCGCGGGCTTCCTCCAGCAGCGCGGAGCGTTCGCGGGCCCCGGCTTCGAGGAGGTCGAGCCGCGCGTGCAGAGTGTCGAGGGCGTCGCTGGTGAGGTCGTCGAGCGCGATCCGCGGCTGCCCGGTCACTGGGCCCCCGCGGTGGTGTGGCTGTCCGGCCCGCCGGGGCAGGTGCAGCCGTCGATGGGCCCCCAGGACGGGCAGAGGCTGATGGCTTCGGCGTTGTGCTGGCAGGGGTCGAGCCAGCAGGGCTGTCCGCAGCCGCACTTGTCGTTGTTGTGCCAGCGGGGGGCGGGCTGGCGGCAGAGGTCGCAGACAAGGTGGGGGTTGGCGAAGGTGATGTAGACGTGGGTCCGGGTGTGGGTAGCGGTCATGGCGGTCGGGTCCTTCCGGGGTGTGGTGTGGCCGCCCCACCACAGGCGGCCACACAGCAGGGGCAGGGGTCAGCGGGTGCGGCAGTGGCGGCGCGGCCCGGGGTGGGCCCGTCCGCAGCGGCAGACCGGCTTCCGGCGGCGGGCCCGGTCGGACCGGTGGTGATGTCGGAGGCGGTGCAGGATCGCGCTCAGCACGGGGCGGGCTCCTCGGTGACGGTGGTCGTCGTCTCGATCAGCCGGTGCTCGAAGTCCGGCCACCGGTCGCGGGCCTCGGCCAGTCGCTGGTCGGCCTTCTCGCGGGACTGCCAGGACCAGTTCGCCCCGATGCTGGGGCTGTTCCGCTGCCAGGTCGTCTCGCCGGGGCGGCGGTGCTCCAGCCGATACGAGCAGCGCGCCTCGCCCTCGGTGGGCGGCTGCACCCCGGCGGCAGCGTCGTCGGCCAGGACGGCAAGGACCGCGTCGGCGTGCTCCCCGTACTCGTCGGTCTCCATCAACTCGTCGGGGAGCCAGGTGAACCCGGACGCTTCGCAGATCGCCCGGCGGATGCGGTCGCGGGTCGCGGCCCGGTCGGCAGGCGCGGGCGGGGCGGCGGCGTGTGTGTGCTCGGCGATCACGGCGGCCCGGTACGCGTCGATGATGTGCTGCCGCACCTGCGCGAGGGGCACGCCCCTCGCCAGCGCGTCGTACAAGACGTGCTCGGCCTCAACCCGCTTCGCGGTCGGGGCTTCATCGGTGGTGCACCCGCAGCCCCAGTTGCGCGTCTCCGGGGACGGGCACTCGGCGGCCTCGCTGGTGCCGAGGAGCTGCCGGGCCACCGCCAAGGCGTCCCGGTTCGTCTGCCGGGCCACCCACACGTCCCGCTCGCGCTCCTCGCCGGACTCGGACCAGACCCCGGCCGCACCACGCACCGTGGCGGCGTACTCCACGGCCGCCCGCTCCAGCCAAGCGGCCAGGTCGAGGCCGACCCCAGGCCCCATCAGGGCGGCGTACTCGGAGACGGGGGCGTGCATGTACGGTGCCGCGCCCCGGCCCCCGCCACCGCCCTTGTGGAGCGGACGCCCAGGCCCGGCCGTCAGGGTGGTGAAGTCGCTGCCGGGCCGTCCGGGGTGGTGGCGGGTGGACTCCCAGGTGGTGCTGCCGCTGTGCTCGGCGGCGGCGGTCGACGCGGCACGCAGCTTCTCGGCGGCGGCGCGCAGCAGGTCGGCGGGGGTGGGGGTGGTGTCGGTCATCGGGTGCCTCTCAGTGGTCGGTACGGTGGTGGGGCGCCCGCCCCGGATTGCCCCCGGGGCGGGCGCACTGCGTGGTCACGGGGTGGTGTGTGGTGCGAGTTGGGCGGCGGCCTGCTCGCCGAGGAACTGGGTGTAGGCGGGCGGGATGGCCTCGGTGAGTTCGTGGTGGACGTCGGTCCACGTGATGCCGAGGGCGGCTTGTGCCTCGGGGACGGTGGCTTTGCCACCGCCTTTGCCGTAGATCGCGATGAACTCGCCGTCGTACTTCACGCCGTGCCGGTGGCCGCGGACCCGGCCGCGGTGCTTCACGTGGGGGATGCCCATCGGGGTGAAGCCGTGGATCTCGAACCGGCGGTGGCGGAAGATCGGCAGGCCGAACATCGTTCCGCAGAGCACAACATCGGGTCGGGCTTCGGGGTTCTCGATGACGTACGGGCGCCCGGTGGCGAGCATCGCGGCACGGCCCGCCGGCAGGAGGTCGGGGTACGTGTCCCGCAGATGGGCGTTGGTGCCCTTGGTGATGGCTGCCCCGTACTGGCAGGGCCAGGAGGCGTGGATCAGGTCGTACTTGTGGCCGTGCTCGGTGACGTAGGCGATCGCGTCGGCCTTGATGAACCGGTAGGGGTAGGTGGGGCGGTCGATGATGTCGACGCCGGTGACGTCGAACCCGGCCGCGGCGTATCCGGCGGATGCCCCGCCGGCGCAGCAGCAGAGGTCGAGGACGGTGAGGGGCGTTTCGTCGGCGGTGAGTTGTCCGGGGATGGGTGTGGTGGGTGGGGTGTCGAGTTGGGCGCGGGCCCGGTCGAGGGCGGTCGTCACGCGGGGCTCCCGGTGTCGAGGGCGGTGGGGTAGCCGGAGCTGGCGAGGTATTCGGTGATGCGGTCGGTGAGCCCGGCGGGGGTCTGCTGCTCGGGCGGGGTCTCGCATCGGTAGTCGTCGATGGCGGCGGCGATGACCGCGTGCAGGCCGGTCACGCTGCCGCCGTCCGCTCGTTCGCCGCGCGCTCCTCGGCCTCGGCGACGATTGCCGCGGTGCGCTTGTTGCCGCCGACCGACCCGGACCACCGGGCGTGCCCGGGGAGGTCGTGCATCTGCTCGTTCAGGTCGGGGTAGCGGGCGACGAGCTTCCGCCGGCGGGCGTTCTCGGCGCGGGCCGCGCGGGAGGCGTCCTTGATGTGGCGGAGGAGGTCGCCTTGCTGTCGCATGGCCCTCACGTCGTCGGTGGACAGCGGCGGGGCGATGGCCCGGGACGGCATGGGCGGGCGCTGGCCGGTGCGTACGGCGTCGCGTTCGGCGCGGAGCGCCTGCTGGTAGCCCTCGATGTCGTCGGGGTCGAGGCCGGGGTGCTGGTTGGGTTCGAAGGTGCCGGTGTGGCGGCCCATGCGGTCGCGGACGACGGTGCGCCAGCGGTCGGCGATGTCGGACGGCTTGATCGGGAAGGGGCTGGCGGCGTAGTGCTGGCCGACGGCGTGCATCGCGAAGTCCGGGGGGACGTCGGCGAGGACGACGGCCCAGAGCGCGGCGAGCGCGGCGAGTTCGTTCTCGTCGTCGGGGAGGAGACGGGGGTCGGCGAAGCTGACCTGCTTGAGCAACTGCGGGATCTGGCTGGGGTTCACGAGTGTTCTCCTGCGGCGAGCTGGTCGGAGAGACGGTCGAGGAAGTCGCGGCTGGCCTGGCGGCGGGCGGCCTGCGGCGAGGGCAGGGGTGCCGGGGCAGGGCGCAGCGCGGGGAGGCGGGTCACACCGTCGGGTGCGGGCGCCGGGGCCGGCGGGAGGTCACGCCAGCCGGAGAGGAAGTAGCGGCCGTAGCTGATGCGTCGCTGGCTGCATTGCTCGACGGCCCAGCGGGCGAGGCGTTCGGTGCCGTGGCTCTTGATGAGCGCGTGGATGGACAGCCATTCCGGGGCGGTGAGGTTCCAGCGGATGGTGTCGTATCCGGCGAGGCTGATGGTGTCGACGAGGGGGCGGGCGAAGTCCGGGATGGTGGCTCCGGCGGCGGGGTCGGGCTCTCCTGCTTGCTTGCTTCCACTCCTGGTAGGAGTGGTCTGGTAGAGGGGCCCTGATTCCGGGCCCCAAGGGGCCTCGATTCCGGGCCCCCCCGGCCCTGATTCCGGGCCCCTAGCGTTTTCGCTACCGGCCCTGATTCCGGGCCCCTGCTCAGAGTTAGGGGCCTCGATTCCGGGCCCCTGGTGTTCAGCTACCGGCCCTGATTCCGGGCCCCTAGTTCCGGGGGCGGGGCGGACGTAGCCCACCGCGAACGGCAACTGGTAGGTGGCCGGGCGGCTGCCGATCGCGGGCTCGTCCTCCACCAGTTCGCCGGATTCGAGGGCCTTGTCGACGGCGTTCTGCACGACGGAGCGGGAGGCGTTGAGCCGGGCCCGGAACTCCGTTGTGCCCATGCGGACCTTGGCGTCGGGGCCGGGTGCCTTGTCGGCGACCGCGAGCAGCACGAGCCGGGCGTTGCCCTTGGCCTGGGAGTGGTTCCACACCCAGTGCATGGCGTCGATGGTCACGCGGTCCTTCTTCCGTACGGGTTGCGGTGGTGCGGGTGGTGGCCCGGGGCGCGGCGGCCCCGGGCCGAAGGGGTCAGGCGGCGTGCTTGGGGAGGGCGACGCTCGGCGTGCGGCGTCGGTGGATACGGCGCCGCTCCTCCTCGGTGAGCCCGCCCCACACCCCCTGGTCCTGGTGGTTGTCGAGGGACCAGCGGAGGCACTTCTCCTGCACCGGGCAGGCGCGGCAGATCCGCTTGGCTTGGTCGGCGTCCGCCATGGACCGGGCGTCGGTGCCCTTCGGGTGCCACATCTCGGGGTCGAAGACGGGGTCGGCGCACAGGGCGCTCAGCCGCCAGTTCCCGGGCGTCACGGCCGTGTTGGGGGCGGTGTGGCTGACCGTCACCTTGAACTTGGGGATCATGCGGCCACCGCCGTGAGCCGAGCGGCGACCTGGCGGCCGATCCAGCGGGTGTACGCCGGCGGGACGGACTGGTTCATGCCGTCCTTGGTCATCCAGTCGAGGCCACCCATGGCGTCGGACGCCGCAGCCTTCGAGCAGTTCCCGCCCCCGGTGACCATGACGAACGAGGTCCACTCGTCAAGCTGGCCGTAGTGGGCCTTGCGCTTGTCGAGGGTGTAGTGGAGGGGGTGCCGCTTCGGGCAGGCGCGGGGCGCGGTCAGCGGGACGTTCGACTCGAAGAGGCGGTGCCGGCTGACCCTGAGCCCGTCGAACATCGTTCCGCACAGGACGAGCGGGTCGATGAGCGGCGCGCCCTCCACGTTCTCGATGACGTACGGCAGCCCGGTGGCCCGGAGGAGCGCCCGCGTCTCGGGGATGAAGTCCTCGTACTCGCGGCCGGTCCGGTGCGCCAGATCGGAATGCGCCCAGCAGGGCGGCGACGCGGCGACCGCGTCGAAGTTGCTGGCGATCCACTCCGGGCCGAGGTCGCGAAGGTCGGCCTGGATGAACGGGTACGGGTAGCGGGGCTGGGGTTCACGGTCAACGCCGGTGACGTCGAACCCGGCGTCGGCATACCCCTTACTGGCACCGCCCTGCTTGCAGCAGATGTCGAGCAGCTTCACTGGTCGGCTCCCTTCAGGTGGCCGCAGTCGGTGCACCGGTAGCCGGTGCCGTCGGGGACGTGGCGGGTGGTGAGGTGCGCGCACGGGGTTGTGTCGCAGCGGAGCCACCTGGTGCCGGCCTGGAAGCCGACCGGGCTGAACACGGCGGGCACCGGACGGCGGCGAAGGACGAGGCGCGGAAGCTTCACGGCGTCACCGCCCCGTCGCCCGTGATCTCCTCGGCCGTCACGCGCGGAGCCGGGAACTCGTCCTCGACGGACACCTCGCCCTGCTGCACCGACCGGAAGATGACCTGGAGCTGGGCCACGTCGTGCTCGGTCCACTTCCCCGGCGCCCGGCCGAGCTTGGTCTCAATCCGGTCAGCGGTGACGCCGATGCCCTCGAACGCCTTGATCGCGTCGGCGACCCGGATGTTCAGCGGCTTGCCGCCACCGTCGCGGAGAGTCTTGGAGCACAGCTCCTTGGCCTCCTCGACGAACCACGGCGGGAGAATCGCGAAGATCGCTTCCCTGACCCTGCGGGCACCGTTGTTGGCGTTGTTCTCGTAGATGTCCCGCATGTCCGTGAGGACCTTCGGGCCGCCCTTCTGGTCCCTCTTGTGCGGAACGATGAACGTCGAGCTGTTGCGGCTGTTCTTCTGGACGTCCCAGGCGAACGCCTGCATCTCCGACTCGCCGTACTCGTCGTCGCGCCGCAGCTCGGCCAGCCCGTACTGCACGTTGCCCCAGCAGCGGGCCAGCTCCCGGGCAAGGTGGACGGACGGGCCGGACACGGTCTGGCCGGCGCGGGGGAACCGGTAGAACGCCTTGTCCGCGAGGTAGGGCTGGGTGCAGGACTGCCGCATCTCGGCGATGGCGGCGCTGATGTCGCGGGGGCACTGCTGCGCCACGACGATGGCCGCCTGGACTTCGGCGACCGCGCGGGACTGCTCCACCGCGGTGCCCTGCCCGACCCGCGCGGGGGCGGCGGCCGGGGTCATGCGCTCGATCTGCTGGTAGCTCACAGGTACTCCTCCGCGTCACGGATCTCGGCCCACGGGGGGAGCGAGAGGTAGGCGATCTCGTCGGTGTAGCCGGGCCAGTAGCCCGACTCCGTGCAGGCGGCGTACGTCTCGATCGCCCGACGGTTCTTCGCGGCCCCGATCCGGAGCGCGGTCATGTCCGGCTCGAACACGGTCACGAGGTACGGGGCCGTCTTCTCCTGGCAGACGAAGACGAACGCGGTGTTCTCGCCACCGAGTTCTGCGGCGCGGGCGGCGGCCCGGTACCAGTCGGCCTGCTGGTGGTAGCCGTACTCGTGCACGGCCTTGGCCAGCGCGGACGGCTCCGCGCTGCGGCACGTCTTGTAGTCGGGGATGATCAGCCGCCCGGCGGACGGGTTCGGCAGCCAGTCGAACCGGGCCCGCCGGCGGACACCGGTCGGCCGGTCCTCCCAGAACACCGACACCTCCGGCCGGCCGCTGCCGGGCGCGAACAGGGCGCTGGCGACGGGGTGTCGGTGGATCGCGTCGGCCATGGCGTGGATCTGGTCGTAGTCGGCGGCGAGGAGCGCGACGCCACCGGCGGCCTCGACCTCGACGCGCTCTTCGCGGGCGGCCTTGGTGCGCCAGTCGTCCGCCTCGATGGCGACCAGGTCGGGGCCGTCGCCGAGGACGATGCGGTGGGCGGCGGTCCCGAAGTCGAACGTGGCCTTGCGGGGCCGGGGGTGGTCCTGCTCGTACCGGAACCGGGCCGGGCACGACGGGGCGAGGAGGCTCCGGGCGCCGGACGAGGAGAGCGACGTGCGGTCGCCGTGGTACGTCTCGATGGGGAGGTTGGGGTACAGGCCGGGGGCGATCCCGGTGGCCGGGGCCGAAGCCCCGGCCAGCGCGGTGTTGGTCATGCGATCACTCCGAGGGCCTGTGCGGCCTCGTAGAGGCCCCACCACATGAGGCCGCTGATGGGGAGGGCGATGGCGCAGCCGACGGTGGCGGGGCGGTCGCAGTCGTACGACGCGCGGTCCTGCAACTCCCGCTGGGTGTGGCCGATGCCGCTGTGGTCGGGGCGGCGGTGCTCGCCGCCGAACGTGTCAGCCATCGGAGCCCTCCTCCTGCTCGCCCTTCAGGCGGGCGATCTCGGCACGGGCGGCGGCCAGTTCGTCAGCGGCGGTCCGCTCCCGAGCGGCGCGCTCGGCGATGCCGTCACTCCACTCGGTGACGGCCGACGCGAACCGGGCGGCGATGGCCTCCTGCTCGTCGAGGCTCAGCTTCGAGTCGAGCTGGAAGGTGACGTAGCCGGGGCGGTGCTGGCCGTCGGGCTCCACGTACAGCACCGGGTGCACGGACGCGCTGCCCCGGACGTGGGTCTTCTTCCCGAGGAAGAAGGTGGCGGTGAATGCGCTCATCGGGTGCCTCCGCAGGTGCAGGCTTCGAAGATCAGGTGGCAGATCGGGCACGTGGGGATCACGACGCCCTCCGGTCCCGCTGGCGGGGCGTCTTGGCCAGCGACACGGCCGGGACGTCCGGGGTGGTGGCCGCGTCCGTCTCGGCGGACACCTGCACACCCAGCCGGTACACCCGGGCCCCGATCCGGCGGGCCTGCTGCCCCGTCATCCGCACCCGGGTCGCGAGCCGCTCGACGAGGTCGTCCTTCAACTGCTCGAACGCCAAGCGGTCCGGGCCCCCGTCGCCGTCCTCGGTGACCAGCGGCGCGGCCAAGGCCATGAACCGCTCGAAGAACTCGTCCGAGCCCAGCAGGTCGAGGAGGTCGTGGACGTTGTTGTCGACCAGCGCGGCGACGTCGAGCGTCACCCACCCCGACGTGCGGCCGGTGTAGTAGCGGCCCGGGACCGGCTCACGGAAGGCGCTCATGCCGCCACCCGCTCGCTGTCATCCGCCGCCATGTACTCCTCGACCGACACCTCCGACGCGAACCCCGTCAGCCGCACCGGCACGTCACCGCTGACCCCGTCGACCACCACCCAGAACATGCGGTCCCGCGTCCGGTCGATCGGACGGTCCAGCCCCAACGCCTCCCGCCACGCCTCGAACGCGCCCAGGTCGTCGTGCACCGACACGTCCAGCCGGTCCGGGTAGATCGCCGACACGTGGAACTCGGCGGCCGGCAGGGTCGGGTGGTCGGCGAGCAGCTGCATCAGCAGCCGCACCGGGGAACCCTGGGCCTGCAAGGTACGGTTGTGCTTCACGATGTCCTCGTCTCTCAGATGGGTGAGGGTGTCGATGGGGCGTCGGGCCCGGCATGGCCTGGCGCCCTTTGTGCTGTCCGGGTCAGGCGGCCTGGGCCGCCGGCCGGGACTTCGCCGCCCGCGACTTCGCCGAGGCGAGCGCCATGCGGGAGAAGTGCGCCGAGCGCAGGTGCTTCGCGACACGGGCGATCTGCTCGTCCGTCGCGCCGGGGTGCAGCTCGCGGGCCTGCCGCTCAAACCGGCCGTCGGCCGCGGCACGGGCCTTCGCCGTCCGGCTCGTCGGGTCGAGCGTGTTCGCCCAGCTCGTCTGGACCGCGAGTCGGGCTCGGAGAGAGCGCTGCTCCGGGTTCATCGGGACCGTCCTTCCTAGGGCTCGTGACCGGGTCTTCGTCCATGTCCATGGACGTGGACGAGGGGTGCACGAGTGCGCGGGGCGCGAGTCCGTACGCCCCTGCGAGGCTGAATGCTTCTGCTGCCGTCACGGTTGGCCGGTCCTCGTCTATGAGGGCCTGCACCTTGCTCTTGCTGAGCCCGGTGCAGGCGGCCAGCTCCCTCACGCTCGCGGGCTCCCCCTCCTGATGGCTGTCGATCAGCCGTCTGAGCAGGTGTCCGTCGTGCAGTCGGTAGCGCTTCGCCACGGTTCTCCTTCGTTGTCCACGTTTCTGGACGACTCAAGAGTGACACCTAGAACAGCGCTTGTCCAGTTTCATGGACAGGAGATTTCCCCCGGCGCTTGGTGGCATCGCGCCAAAAGGTGGACCCCATGTGGCACTCGGTGTCCACCGTCGTGGACAATGGTGTCCACGACACAGGGTTGCCTTACCCGCCTCCAGCCAGGATGTTTGGTCCGTGCGGACGGGGTCAGTGTGGACACACGGACACGAAAGGGCTCAACATGCCGGATCGCAGCAACGCGCTTACCCACCTCGTGCAAGAGCACGTAGGGGACGGGCGCGAACTCACGATCCGCGCCTTCGCCGATCGCGCCGTCGACCCCGTAAGCGGGACATCGATCAGCAAGAGCACGGCGGGCAACCTCGTCCAGGGCCACGCCATCAAGGTCACCCCCGAGGTTCTGGGCGCCATCGCTGCCGGCCTCGGCGTCCCGCTCGCGCACGTCCAGCTCGCCGCCATGCGGCAGTACGTCGGCGTGGTGGTGGACGACCCCTTCGATACGGACCCCGGCGACGATGACACGGTGGTACGCGTGGCGCACGACCCCGAGCGCACCGCCGAAGACATGCCCACCGTTCGCGCCTTCGTCGAGCGCGCCCGCCCGGCCTGACGTGGTTACAGGTTTCACCTACACCCGTTTAGGTGACTCCAATGGGACAGGTATGCGCGTAGAGTGATCCGACCTCGTGCGATTCGAACGTGCGTGCGGCACATGCATGCGCGGGAATGGGGGTCGGATGACAGGGGTACCGCACGTGCGCGTCACCAGCGAGGACCTGCGCGGGGAGGCACCCGTAGCCCTACGAGACAGCCGCAGCTCCTACGAGCTGGCCATCGATTTCTCCTACCCGCCCGAGCAGATCACCGCCGCGCTCACCGACGTCTTCCAGGAAGCCGTCGACTCCCACCGCTGGACACGGCGCGGCACCGGCGAGCACGCACAGGCCGACGACGAGCCGCCCGCCAGCCGCACCCCCCGGCACCCGGAGGACGGCTACTGAAGGAGGACCGCCCCGGCCCGGCCAACCCCCATCACAGCCGGTCGCCGGGGCTCAACCTCCGATGCTGCTCCCGAGCCCGCTCAGCCCCGGCCGACGCCGCGTACCGGTCCACCATGGACCTGCTCTTCCACCCCGTGATCCGCATGAGGTCCGTCTCGTTACCGCCGGCCGCCAGCCACATGTGCGCAAACGTGTGCCGGAACTGGTGCGGATGGATCCGGCCCAGCCCGCACGCCTCGGAGCGGCGCGCCAGCAGCTTCCCCGCACCCGACACGGTCAGCGGCTTCTTCGTCTTCTGCCCGATCCACAGGTGCTCGACCGTCTTCCCGTACGGGTGCCGGGCCCGGAGCCGGATGTACTTGTCGACGGCCTGCGCCGTCTTCGTGCCGTACGGCACCGCCCGGCCGCGCGAACCTTTCCCCATGACGTGGAGAACCTGCTGGTCCAGATCGACGTCATCAAGGGTGCGGTTCACCACCTCGGAGAGCCGGACCCCGGAGTCGAGCCACAGGAGGATCATGGCCCGGTCGCGCACCTCGGGGAACTCCTTGCCCGCCACCGACTTCAGCAAGGTCTGGAGTTGGTCCGGGGTGAGGATCGGTACCTCGGGTGCCTCGGTGGTCGGAGCCTTCACGCCCTCGGCGGGGGAGCGGTCCAGCTCCTCCTCGGCGACCATCCACTTCAGCCACGCCTGCACGCCGAGGAACCTGCTGCGCGCGGAGCTGGCGGAGGTGCGGGCGATCTCGTGCACCACGAACGCCTGCACGTGGGCGCGCTTGATGTCGAGCACGTCGTCGACCGCGGGTACGGGGTCGATCCCGGACTCCTTCGCGGGGGCCGGGGGATCAGTGAGATAGTCGGCGAACAGGTTCGCGGAGCGGAGGTAGGAGCGGATGGTTTCGGGGCTGCGGTTGTTGGAGCGTAGTGACAGCTCCCATGACCGGAGGAGGAGGGTGAAGGGCCCTCGCGTGGCGTCCATGCCTCCGAGAATTTATCTGCCCTATGAGCGCTGTACAAGCAGTTTGCCGAAGTCTGTAGGGTCAAAACAGCAGGTCAACGCGTCGATTGGGGATTATCCGTGCGGCCGGTAGGCAGCAATTATCACGCTGCTAGCGCTGTACTGAACCCTGTTTGACCTGCTCGCTTGTGAGCGTGTTTATCGCAGTTATCTGCCCCATCTCCCGTCGATTCAGAACCCCCCTGACGCGTGCTCAGCTTCGCGGAGTTGTGGAGTCGTGACAACGAAGCGGCCCCGGGGGTGAGCCCGGGGCCGCTCGTCTGCCTGCGGCGCCACCATCTGGGTGGCGTGGACCTCGTGCGAGTGACCTCCCGCAGGCAGCCCGACGGCGATGCCGTCGGGGGCTGGAGTCCGTGGTGGATACCCGAAGTAACCTTGATCAAACAAAGCAGGGTCTACCCTGCGTGCAAGACGATCATGGCCCGGCACCCTGGAGCAGGTGCCGCGCGTCATCCCGCCAGATCCCCGCCTCCTGGAGCGGCGACGGCGGATCGCTGCCCAGATCAGGGCCGCGCGACTGTACGCCAATCTCTCGCAGCAGGACATCGTGGAGCGCACCGGCATGGACCGGTCCGCCTACCAAGACATCGAGGCCGGCCGAACCAGTCCACTCCTCGACAACCTGCTGCGCATCGCCGACGCGATCGGCACTCCGCTCGCCGATCTGGTGCGGGAGGGCCCGCCGGCCTGAGCCTCGCCGTGACCCAGACCGGCGGGGGTCAGTGGCCGCGCTCGGCGCGCCACGCCTGCCGCAGCTCCGCCCCCGGGAGGCACCCGGTGGGGCGGTCGCAGTCGAGGCAGTCCAGCGTGTGGTCGAGGTACCGCCTGTACGCGGTCTGCTCGCGGGTCTCGGCGGGCTGCTGCTCGCGGGCCGGGCGCCCGGTCACGGCTGCTGCTCGCTGAACGGCGTGAGCCCGCGCTGCTCCCTGCAGGGGGCGCAGGCGTACAGGGCGGCGCCGGGGCCGGACCCCTGCTCCACCACCCGGACCATCACAGCCGTGCCGCTGGGGCCCTCGTGCCAATGGCACCAGCCGAACGTGGGGCCTGCCGGTGTGCGCGTGCGGTCGGTAGTGTTCGCCATGGCGGTCGCTCCTCGAAGCGTCTCGTCCACACCCCCGAGCCCGGCCAGGCTGCGGGGGTTTTCTGTGGGGTCCACCATAGACGTAGAGCGATAGGTGCGATAGGCGCGATAGGTCAACCCATCCGACCTGTCTCGCCTGGACACCCCAGCGAACCTAGCGTCACGGCATGGACTGGCAGCCAGAGATTCCCAGGTGGCGGCAGGTGTACGCCCTGCTGGAGGAGCGCATCGACAGCGGCGTCTACCCGCCGGGCACACGCCTGCCGTCCGCCCTCGATCTCCAGGCCGAAACGGGTGTGAGTCCGGTGACCGCGCGCCGGGTGCTGAAGGAACTGCGGGACGCGAAGCTGGCGTACATGGAGCCGGGGATCGGCACGTTCGTGGCCCGGCTGCCCGAGCCGCCGAAGGGGTAGGCGTACGATCCGGCCATGGCCGACATCGACATCCCCAACCACCTGATCGCCCTGGAGCGTACGGCGTGGGCGGAGCAGCAGGCGGGCGCGCTCACCCTCGCAACGGCGGACGCGGTGCAGGCCGCGTACCGAGAGCACGCCGCAGCCGCCGGGGTGTCGCGGCTGGCCCTGGAGATGGCCGTCAAGCGGGCCGTGCGGCACCCGGAGGAGTAGGCGTCACGCCACCCGGGTCAGGCGCAGCCACGACCCCGCGCGCACCACCGTCGCCGTCCCGGATGCCACCGCCTGCGCCCACTGCACCGACACCACCCCATCAGCCCCCGCCGTCACCGTCCCCAGCGGAGCCACGACCAGGCCCGCCACGGTGATCCCCACTCCGATCGACTGGCCCAGGTCGTACCGAGTCAGCCGGATGCTGCCTGTTCCGTCGGACACCCCGAGCGTGATCGCCCCCGGAGACCAGTGACCGGCCGACCCCGGCGGCACGGCCAGCGTCAGCAGCAGGTCGGCCGCCGGGTCACCAGACACGACCAGGCACGCGTCGATCGCGTACCGGCCGCCCGCGGTCACGGGGATGCTGAGGTGGTCGTCGGCCTGGAGGGCGATGCTGCTGACGACCTGCTCGTCGACGGGCTTGTCGACGGTGCGGGTCACCCCGGGCTGGTCGCCGGTGGGCGCGGTGCCTGGCGGGCCCTGCGCTCCGGGGTCGCCCTTGTCGCCCTTCGGCCCGGCAGGTCCCTGCGGGCCCGGCACCGTCGAGGCCGCACCCGCAGGACCAACCGGCCCCGGCGGCCCCGGCACAAGGACGTACGTCCCGGCGTCCTCCCCGGCAGGCAACAGGTCCGCCACGTCCACCGTCCCGAGCTCGGCGGGCAGCATGATGTGCTGGGCGTCGCCGCCCGTCTCCAACCGGTACGTCCACCCCGTCGGCACGCACCCCTCCGCGTCCGTCGCCAGCAGCGTCACAGCCCACTGACCTGCGTCGTCCGGGACGACGACGACCCACCCGTCATCGACGACGACACCGTGTACGGCGGAGACGACGCGCCGCGGAGTCGGCCGCACCCGCACCGGCAGCAGGCTCCCGTCACCATCGGCCAGGTGCTGGTGCCCGGTCAGCTTGACCGTCTCGATTCCCGCAGGGAACGGCATGTCATCACACTCCAGTTCGGTTGTACTCGTCGACCAGCGGGTGCACAGGCTCGGGCTCGATCCCCGCCCGGTGCATCTGCCCGGCCCACCGGTCGGCCGTCCACGCGAACGCCCGCAGCACCGACTCCAGCCGGGACATACGGCCCCGCAGCGACCCGTTCTCCTCATCCACCCGGGCCACCGTGGCCTGTAGGACAGCGAACTTCTGGGCGTCCGCCTGCGGTTCCGTCTGGATACGAGCGATAGCCTCCTGCGCAGCGGTAGTGACCCGCGCTGCGCGGACCGTCGCGCGGGCGACGAAGAAGCCGCCACCGCCAAGGACGGTGCCCGCCGCCGTCACCACCGCCGCGATCTCCGTGAGGTTCACGGGGCCGTACCTTTCCGGGCCCGGCGCGGTGGTGAGGGGACGGAGAACTCCGGCACCGTGCTGGCCCACATGATCACCCCGACGTGACTCGTCAGGTACCAGAGCGCAACGAACCCGCCGCGCGCGTACTCGCCGGTGAGGACGGCGGAAAAATAGGCGACAGCCCATACCGACGGAGGCAGGAGCGCGGCGTAGAAACCGAGCCCGTCCCGACCGATCCGCAGGAACGCGCTGGTCGCAGTTACTGCACCCGCGATGATCCACAGCCAGGCCCAGGAGGCGAGGCTGCACCGGTCCGTGAGGAGGCTCAGGCCGGCCGGGTCCTGCTGCGGTGCCACGATGAACCCGACGCCCCAGCAGATCTTCCCGATGCCCAGGAGGAGCAGGAAACGCCCGCGGCGGCCCAGGTGCCGGCGCAGCCACCGGGCCGCCGCGGTGCGCATCAGACGCCCTTGGCCAGCGACGCGGAGTTCTTCGCGCCGAACGCGCGCGCGGCCATGCCCTTCAGCAGAGTCCCGGCCGCGGCTATCCCGGCCGCCGCCATCGTCTCCCAGAACGACGCGGAGAACATGTCCGCCGGGCCGGCCGCGATGGCGACACCACCGGCCGCGACGACGGCCGTCGCGAGGGTGCGCTCGGCGAGGTCGCGGGCGTAGGTCTTCGCGGTCTTCACGATGGTCTCGGGGGTGGGGAGGAGGGGATCGGTCATGGTCAGGACTCCTTCTTCGTGAGGGTGGCGTCGATGCGGCGGACGCGGGTGACGAGGTCGGCGAACACCGACCGACCGGACCAGTAGTGCCGGGGGCTCTTCGGGTCGGGGCTGTAGTCGGACGCGTCGGCCGGGGCGTCGAACGCGTCCTTGCTGAGCAGCCGGTCGACGACCGCGTCCGCAACTCGCTTGATGTCGGCGTCGCTGAGTGCCACGTCGTTCTCCTTCGGGGGTGTGGTGGTGGGTGCGGTGGTCGGGCGTGGTGCGCCCTTCTGTACCCAGGCGTAGAGGGGGCCGCCGGGGCAGGCGGTGGCGTACCCGTCGCGGTGTCCTCGGATCTCGTTGCCTGCCCCGTTGCGGCGGAGGAGGTCGATGCCGTCGCGGATCGCGGACAGCATGGCGTCGGTCGGTTCGGTCAGGCCGCTGCTGCCGACGAGCCCGATGATCGCGTAGTGCTGCTGGTTCAGGGCCTGGTTGCCGTTGGCGCCGGTGCGCCGACGCAGGCCCCGCCCCTCCAGCAGGTAGCCGTGGGGGCAGGCGGCGTAGTTGTAGGCGACGTCCGAGTAGCCCTCGGCCTTGTTCGCCAGGTGGGAGGCGCGGATCGCCTTCCACTCGGTGACGCACGCGTTGTGGTCGGTGAGCAGCCGCGCGGAGACAGCGGTCCCCTCATAGTGGACCTTCACCCCCTTCGCGGTGGTCTGGCTCGGTGCGGCTGACGCGGGCCACCCGAGCTGGGCCCTGGTCACAAGCTTCATGGGCGTGCCTTTCAGAGGAGTTGGGCGTACCTGGGGGCGATCGCGATGGCACCGCCGCCACCGAACCGGCCGCCGGTCGTGGCGCCGCTGGTGCGGCGCACCTTGATCTGCACCTTGAGCTGGGCGGTACCGCGGTACGGGGTGAGGTCGATGACTGCGGCGGCGAACTGGTAGCTGAACGTGGCGGTGATCGTGCCGGACATGACGGTCGTGGTGTCGGCCAGGACGACCGCGTACTCCCCGCCCGTGTTCGTCCCCGACACCTGGTCACCGATCATCACCAGGCCCAGCGACAGCGTCGCCGTGCGCGGAATCAGGATCGTCTCCCACATGGTGAGGAGCGTCGTGGAGTCGTCGTACGGCATGCTGTCCGCCGACGTCGGGTAGAACGGCAACTCCCCGGGCCACCACCCGGTGCGGCGCAGAACCGCGACCTGCTCTTCCAGCACCGCCAGGCGTTCCAGGAGGCTGATGGGGGCGATCTGCTGGGGCACGTCACACCTCCGCGCAGGTGAGGCGGACCCGCTCCGGTCCGCCCGCTGCAGTCGTCTCGATGCCGGTGATGCGGAGCACCCCTTCGCGGCCGGCCGGGGACAGGGGCTCGGGGTCGATGACGAACAGGGCTTCGTCCCCCACGGAGTACGAACCGAACGCGGGGTCGGTGTCGGACAGCACATCGAACGTCGGCTGCGACAACGCCCCGGCGCGCGCGGTCAGCTCGGCGTTCGCCAAGCCCTGCAGCTGGTTCTGGTCGATGACCCCGTCGTACGAGGTGACCTGCTCCAGCAGCGGCCACCCCGACGCGATCAGGTCCGTATCCTGTGCGACCGCGATGACCTTCGCTTCGCCGTTGCCGTCGCCCAGACCCGACACCTCGGTCGCCAAAGCAACCCCGTTCTCGGGCCAGTCGTACGACAGGATCGACGAGGCGGGCCCGCCCTTCACGAACACCAACCCACTCTCCACGGCAGTGCGGCCCCGACGGGGGACCCAGGTGACGGCCCTCTTGTACCTGCGGGGTGCGATGTTGTTGACCTCGGCGGTCCAGCCGACCTCGATGCCGAAGTCGAACCCGTCATCCGCAGCCGCGAGTTCCGCGATGGCCTTGTAGATCTCGGGCCGCTCGAACCCGAAGTACGTGACGTTGCGGGTGATGCCGTGCGGCGGGGCGGTCAACTGGCTGGTGTCGACGCCGATGCTGCCCCCGGCCTGCGCGTGCGCGTACTGGAGCAACGACCACACGATGTACTTCTGGTCGGCATAGAGGCGCTGCCCGGACGGGACGTAGCTGCTGTTCAGGATCAAGCTGGTGTCCGTGCTGAGGGTCTGCTTCACGTACCGGTGCTGGTAGTAGGACAGGAACTCCGCGGCCTGGATGGCCTTCCCCCCGTCGGCTGGCTCGCGGGTCCAGACGATGCCGCCCCACACGATGACGCCGTCCCGGTCGACGTACAGGGCGGTGCGCCCCGGGACGGACGCGGCGTCCGGGTCGAGGGGTGCGGTCTCGGCGGTGTACGGGATGGTGCCCCGCAGGGTGCCGATGCCGTTCAGCTCGGTGCTGTACGTGACCCCGGACATGGGCAGCTCGGCGAGTACCTCGTCGGTTCGCAGGTCGCAGAACAGGAACGTGTACGTGTGGGTCATGGGAGGGGGGTCACCTCCAGGACGCCGCCGGTGAGGATGGCCGTGGCCGACGACCCCGACGAGATGTTCCACTGGGGGGTGATGGTGAGAGCAGCCCCGGGGGTGGCCCCAGAGATCACCCGGGAGCGGGTGGCCGCGATCCGGCTGCCCGCCACCGTCAGGGAGTTGAGTGCGGTCGCGCCCACGGTGGCGGCCCCGGACGCCCGCCACGTGGCGTGGCAGGTGGACGACGACGTGTTGGTGTTCGCGATGTCGGCACTCACCGACACGCGGACCATCCCGGACGGGGGCACCGTCACCGTCACCGGGGGCCACGCCGCCGCCGAGAAGTCCACATATGTGGCAACGGTGTTGAACGGGGGCGCGGACGCCTGGAGCGACTGGCTCGGCCGGATGTACTCCCGCACCTGCCGGGACGACCCGGCGAGCTGGCCGACGGCCAGGACGTCGGTGTCGGTGAGGTACAGCATCTGCCCCGGGTGCAGCCGGGGCGGGGCCACAGACGCCGACACCGGAAGGATGCCGCCCGCGGCGACGGTGAAGTTCCGGACGTCGCTGATGTTCGCGGCGGCCACCGACGTCTGCGACGGGCCGACGGTGATGTCCGCGAGCAGCGAGCAGTTCGGCGGCAGGGACGGGCGGACGGCGGCCCCGGCCGACGCGGCGTAGGCCCCCTGGATGATCTCCAGCCGCCACTCGGATACGGAGCCGGCGGTCTCGGAGTCGTACACCGAGGCGACGACGCAGTCCCGCCGGTACTGCCCGGCCCCGCCGGCGGTCGGCACGGTCAGGGTGCGGTCGCCGTCGTTCACGCAGACGTAGGTGCCGCTGCCGCCCGCGTCGTGGTTGTCGACGAAGCACCACCCGGCGCTGATGATGACGGTCATGTTCGGGGTGGCCGCCGCGCGCACTCGCAACTGCTGGTTCTGGTACGACGGCTTGACGCCCTGCCGGATCCGCATCGGGGTCGCCTCATCCACCGCGAACCCCGGGTAGGCGATCAGCGATGAGACGACGAGCCGGTCCGTGCGAGCCGGGTAGCTACCGGCCTGCATCCACGCCGGGGGGTTGATCTCTGCCATGAGGTGGCCTCCTTACAGGCTGGTGTCGCGCCAGGTGGCGGTGAGTAGAGACGGCTGACCCGGCGCCCCCGGCAGCGCGCTGCCCCGGTAAGCGATCGTGTTGTCGCCGGGCTGGAGCAGCGGCCACGTGGCCCCCGCGCGCACCCAGGACCGGCGCGGGCTGCTGCCGTTGAGGAGGACGGCGCGGGTGCGGGTGTCGATGATCAGCCACTCCCCGGGCTGGAGCGTCCCGTCGATCGTGAGGCTGGCCCCGGTGGTGACCTGCTCGATCGACGGGTTCGCGACCGGGCCGTCCAGCCGGAGCACCGGGTACGCGGGCGACGACCCGCCATTGAACGCGGACAGGCGCCCGGACTGGCCGGCGTCCCCGTACACACGCCCTGCGCCCGTGAGCGTGCGGACGCTGGACGACGCATGCGGCGTCCCGGTCCACGACCACCCGTAGTCGGTCATGCTGCCGTCGCCGTACGGAGGCAACGGCGAGCCGGGGCTGGCCATCGCGGCATCCGCCAGCCACGTAGCGCCCGCCGCGGTCGGCTCGAACGACAGGCCGATGTTGTCGCAGGTCTCGCCGGGGGCCAGGGTGTACGTGGCCGTGACCCGGGACCACATGCCAGGAGGCTGCGGGGTCAGCGGTGCGGTTTGCAGGGTCGCCGACCCCGACCGCCACGCGAGGTTTCCTCGGTTGTACGTGCCGGTCAACGGCTTCACCCAGGCGCCGATCGAGATCGTGGTACCGCCGGACTGGGGGGCGATGGACCATGACGTGCCGGCGATGGTGGCCCCGGAGTGCGTGTGGAGGATGCTGGTGCCGCCGTGCCAGGCGTCCGCCGTGTACACCGTGCGGTTCATGTTCGCGCCGTAGTTCGCCGTGTTGTTCAAGTTCACGGTCGCCGACGGGTTGAGCACCAGGTTGGTGGCCGGGGCGACACCGCTGTACGCCAGCGGGTACGTGCGTCCGGCCGCCGGGGAGTACGCGGTCGTGGACGCTGACCGCTCCTCCAGCCCGTACAGGTACGGGTCGGCGCAGTACAGCTCCAGGGCGGCGGTGCCGGTGCGCCACAGGTGCTCAGCGTCGTACGGGATCGACCTGCGCCGGATCTTGCCGTAGACGAGGGTGTCCTGGTCCAGCAGCCGCATCGGGGCCGGGGTCTCCTGCGGCTGGGTGGCGGCGCGCAGAGCGAGCGTCAGGTCCCGCAGCTCGTTGGGGGTGTCGCCGCGCAGGCCGAGCCCGACCTGGATGATCCGGGGCCCGGTGTAGTCGGGGCCGGTGTAGGTGCCGTGCTGGCCGGGCCGGTCCATGTCGTCGGATCGGATGTCGGGCAGGTCGTCGAGGCCCTCGATCGCGGTGACGTGGTACCTGCCGCCGGGGCCGAAGGTGAGGTTGCCCCATTGGATGGGGCCGATTCGCTGCTGTGCCATCAGCCTCTCCGTCCGACGAGGCCCTGCCATGACAGGGCGTGGAGGATGCCGTCCGGTGTCGCGTCCGAGCCGTACAGGTTCCAGGTGTGGTGGGTGTCCCCGCCGCCACCAGCGCCCGCGTAGGCGGCGGCCACCTGCCCAGGGGCGGGGAAGGTCGCGAAGGCGCGGGACGCCACGTCAGCGGCCCCCACGGCGGCGCGCGCCATGGCCGTGGACGCGGCGGCCACCGACTGCCGGGACCGCAGCATCCCTTCGCGGAGCCCGGCCCCGCTCATCTCGCCGACACCCATGAACACCCGGCTGGGGCTCTTGATCTTCAGCGCCTTCTTGATGGCCTTCACCATCGCGGCGGCGATCTTCTCCATCTGCTTCTCGATGGACTTCTGCTGCTTCTTCAGCCCGTCGACCAGACCCTGAGCCGCCCGGACCCCCGAGTCGTACAGGGCCCCGGCGACGGACGCGCCCGTGCTGGTGGCCGCCTTCGCGAGCTGGGCCTGCAACTCGTTGATGCGCTTCAGCTCGGCGGGGGTGGCCTTCGCCAGCGCTTCCGCCGTGGCCGCGCCACCGTCGACACCGGCGTCCCCGATGTCGTCCAGCAGGTCGGACCGCAGCCCGGCCTTGCGCAGCTTCGCCAGGTTCGCGGTGAACTGCTGGGTCTTCTTCACCGCGCCCTGGAGCCCCACCGTGATCGCAGCAACCGAGTTCACCAGGTTGTGGCCGCTGGTGATGTTGGCTTCGCCCAGGATGCCGTCCCGGATGTCCGCCGCCTTCTTCGCCCGCTCCTTCACCAGGTCGTCGAGCTTCTTCTGCGCGGTGGCCAGCGACGCCGCAACCTTGTCCCTGGACTTGGCCAGGGACAGCAGCCTCTTGTTGTCCTTCTCCACCCGCTTCAGCAGCGAGGACAGGCCCGGCAGCTTCCGCCGGTTGCCCTTGTTGATTGAGATCGCCCGCTCGATCGTGTTCGTGATCGAGGTCAAAGTGGACTTCAGCTTCGGCGTGCTCGCGGTGATCCCGTCGATCAGGCCCTTGATGATGCTCTTACCAGCAGGGGTAAGCAGCTTCGCGTCCCGCCGCTTCGGGCCCTTCCAGTTCGGAATCATGCTGGTCAGCTCGCCAAGCTTCGCCCGGACCGCACCGATTTTCGACTGGATCCCGGCGATCAGACCCGAGATCAGCGACGCCCCGGCCGCAACCAGCGCCGACCCCATCGCACCCGCCGCCGCCCGCGCGATACCAGGCAGGCTCCCCACCAGAGTACGCACGGAGTTGACGCCCTGAAGAAGCCCGTCCCGGAGACGCGCCGCCGCCCGGGACGCGCCCGACCCCAGCTCCGATGCGAGGCGGCCGACGGCCTGCGCCGCCTCCCCGACCATCCTCGTGAACACGGACTTGGCCCCGGCTTGCAGCCACTCCAGCACCCCACGGGCCGTGCGCGCGGCGCCCGCCAGGTCACCGGACAGGATCCGCGCGAAGGTGCGGAGGACGGGCACGACAGCGGTCTGGACGATCGTGGTGAGACCAGACAGGATCGCGATCAGCCCGACGATGACCCCCGCCAGCAGCGGCCCCAGGTACGGGGCCAGCTTCCGGGCGACGAGCGTCGACAGCTCCAGCACCCGGGCGATCACCGGAGTGAGCTGAACCGCGAGGTCGGCGAGCTGGACCGCCAGGTCCCTGAGGTACGGGGCGATCGTGACCAGGACGTTCGTCAGCTCGGGGAAGATCTCCGCCGCCGCCTGCTCGAACACTGGGACGATCATGTTGAGGATTTCCGGGAGCCGCTCCAACACAGGCAGCAACTGGGCGCCGATGTTCGTGGCGAGCTGCGCCAGGAACGGAGTCATCGCCTGAATGACCCCGCCCAATCCCTCGACCAAGGGGACCAGAGCGCGCAGCGCCCCGGCAAGGATCTCGGCGGCCAGCGTCACGAACGGGGCCATCGCGACCACCAGGTCACCGAAGGCGGTAGCCGCCGCCGCGAGGACCGGTCCCAGCGCGGTGAGGACGGTACTCAGCCCGGACCCGAGCGTCGTCACCAGCGTCTGCACCGGCCCGGCAAGGGCCTCGACGACGGGCCCGAGGACGGCAAGGGCCTGCCCGAGAAGCGGGCCGACCGTGGAAGCGACCACCCGCATCGTGTCCGACAGGGCACGTAGGGCGCGCTGGAACCCGGCGGTGGCCGTGGCGTCCTGGAGGGACTGGGTGATGGTCTCCAGGGTCCCGAACAGGCCCTGCCCGCCCGCGGTGACGGCGCGGAACATGTTCCCGAAGATGCCGGCCACGTTGCCGATGACGCGGCCGAGCTGTCCGAGCAGGTCGATCGCGCCCTCGATGGCCCGCTCCATGCCACCGGACTCGAACGCCCGCGTGAGCCGGGCCGACAGCCGGTCCAGCGCGGACCCGCCCGCCTTGGACAGGCGGGCGAACGCAGGCGCAGCCGCCGCGCCAATCTGGCCGAGCGCGGTGACGACCTGCCCCGGGGCCCGGCGGAACTCGGCGAGCCCGGCCGTGGCGCCCTTGAGAGCGGTGCCCAGGGTGCCGTCCTTCGCGAGCCCCCGCGTCGCGGTGAACACCCCGGTCGCCATCTTGTTGAGGGTGGTGGCGGTCGATCCGAGCGCAGACCGGAACTCCGGTAGCGCGGCCTTCGCCGTCGACCGCAACTGCTTGTCGAGCCCGTCGAACACCTTCTCCTGGACCGACTTGCGGATCGCCGCCAGTGCGGGCTGCGCCCTCCGGATCTCCCCGACGAACGACCTCGCGTTCGGGCTGAGCTTCTTCAACGCCTCCGCATACGCCTCCGGATCCGACGGGTCCAGGGCCGCCTTCACCGCGTCGCCCACGCCCGACATGGCCAGCTTCACCGTGCCGGCGGCCAGCCCGATCGCCAGCACACCGGACACCGCGAGCGCCGCCGCCGGGGCCATCTGTGCGAGCGCCGCCGTCACCCCGGCCAGCAGCGGCACGAGCGTGCCGACGGCCGCCCCGGCCGCCGCGAACGGCAGCGCGAGACGGGCCGCGACGCCGACGGCCCGCCCGATCCCGGATACCAGCGGGGACAGGTTGATGCCGCTGACCAGCGTCGACAGCCGGGTACGCACGCCGTCCGTGTCCAGGTTGTTCAGTGACCGGTTGGCGTCGCGGACCATGTTGCGGATCTGCCGGCGGGTGACCGCCTGCGCGAACCGCAACCCTTCGATCAGGCCGCGCAGGTCGAGGCGGACGTGGCCTGTGAGGTCGGGGTCGTCGGCCATGCGGTCACCTCCTAGGTGCGGCGCATCGAGGCGAAGCCCAAGAGGGATTCGCCGCCTGCGGGTTCAGCGGGGTGGGGTGCACCGGCGGTGCCTGCGGCGTGCCGGTGCTGGTCTGCGAGGGCAAGGAGTTGGGCGAGGGTCAGGTGCCAGAAGGCGGCGTCGGTGCGTCCGAGGGGGACGGTGCCGAGGTAGTAGAGCTCGTCCCACGGAAGGTGTCCGGGACCGTCAGCTCCACGTCGGTGTACGGCCCCGCCGGGGCCTCCGCTTCCCCCTGCGGGAACGCCTCCGCGAAGGCGAGGGTCATGGCCTCGGTGAGCTGCTCGAAGCGTGTGAAGTCCAGGAGGTCGCCCAGTTCACGGCGGTCGCTCGCGCGGACGTAGCGGACGGCGGTGACCTCGCGAACGTCCCGGGACGTCTTGCGCCCGTCGGGGGTTTCCTCGCGTACGGTCGACACCCGCTCGGTCATGTGCGGCACGAACCCGCCTGACCCGGTGAGCCCGGCGCCGATCAGCTCCAGCATCGGGCCGATGACGACACCGGTTTTCCCGCCGCCGTCGAGCTTCTCGAAGACCTCAAGGACGCCGTCGATGCCGCCGTATCGCTGCTCCAGCAGGGCGATCGCTCCGAGGCTGTATCGGAGTTGGGCGGTGGTGCCGTCGGCGAACGTCACGGTGCGGCCGAGCGCGGTCAGGGGTGCAGGGCTGGTCACGATAGGTCTCCTGGGTGAGTGCCGGGTTTCGGCCTGCGGGAGGGGGTGGGCCGGGGGGGGGCGGGGGGGGCCGGGGGGCCCCCCCCCCCCCGGGGGCCCGGGGGGGGGCGGGGGGGCACCCGGGCGGCGGGGGGGGGGGGCGCGCGGGACCCCCCACCCCACTGGGGGTAACACGGAAGCGCCCCGCCCCCGG